CAGTATGTTGGCTGAGAGGCAGGGTCTTTGTTTGTTCCTGTCAGGATACACTTGTAAACGATGTTGTTGCGTTGAACGTATGACTTGTTTGTCAGGTATTCAGTTGTACCGTCCCATTCAGGAATACCCTTCTGGAGCATGTACGCGATGTTTGTATCTTGGCGGTTTTCAAACCAGTTCCACCACTGGCGAGGAACAGCTTCAACTGCCCAACCAGCACGAACTTTAGCAGAGTCAGGTGCAACGATGTCACCTGAGATAGCCCACAAGTCCGTCATGTCTTGCTTGATAATATCTACCATGTAATTGTTCCTCTTGAATTATGTGATGAGGTTGGAAAGAACACCACCAGCGGCGGGATCGTTTAGATCGCCTGTACCTTGTCCACCGGGGAAACCCTCAGTTGCGAACGTTCGGTCAGCGTTGAATTCCGAATATGTGTATTCCACACCAACTGTCTTTGGAAGTAGTGTGCCTGCACCGTCAAGGTTGAACAGAAGTCCACGCTCTACAGTTGACAGGATTTTACCGATACCGATACGCACTGCTGCGTGGGGAAGTTCGGTGATTGTAACGAGTGAAGCTCCGAACAAGAATTTGTACGCCTCGATGATATCTTCTGGTCGAGACAGTGTTCTGTTCTTAATGATCTTCGCTTTGAGGATGATTCTGTATTCTTCGTCGCTTGGCTCACGACTTCTTCCAAGAGGACCATCAATGGAATACCAAGGGGCACCAACAGAAGGGTCAGTCACAGAGCCGAATGATCCGCCGTTAGTTGCACCATCGAATCCGAAGTATTCGAAGATTTCAGCAGATACAAGACCACGAGGACGACCAACGATTTCACCGATGATATCCAACTGTGCCCCGACCGCTGTGTCAATTGAACGAAGAGTCATAACGTCTTTCATCACTTGCTGTAGTTCCAGTTTGCCTTCAAGCAACAACTGGAGATACTTGTCCATGATGGGTTTACCTTTGAACTGGTCAGTGACGCGAAGACGCGCCACATCCAGAAAGGGTTCTACTACAAATTGGTTCTCGGCCATGTGTGAACTCCTGTATTATGTGATTGTCACGATCACGTTCGCTGGGTTGAAAGTTGCTACAGCATCGAATGCGATAACAATGTTCGATGTTCCAGTTGGGGAAGGTGAAGTACCAATCGTCAAGCTGTTCACTTGATGGCCCGGTACAGCGTTGACAGGTGTGTAGAAACGAGAGTAGATTACGTCGTCTCCGATAAAGTTTACGTCTTGTCCGTATTCGACAACGTTCTGTCGGATTGTTGCAGCAGCGTCACCAGCCAGAGCGCCTGTCGGTGTGATGTCAATAGTGACATAGATAGGAACTTCTGTTGGACGCTTGTATCCGATGTTGTGGACGAACCCAAGGCTGTCTGTGATCTGCACAGTGGCGTTCCCGTAGGACAGGATACCTGTAGGCTTGTTTGTCCAGATGGCAGTTCCGATGTCTGTTGGAAGTCCTCCCAGAATGATAGGCATGAAAGCCTTCGGCGGAACACCATTCACGTCTGTTACATCTGTGTCGTTCTCGTACACTTGAACGTCTGTCACGCCAGCGACGTTGGACAGTGCGTCAATCAGAGATTCGATGATGTTTGCAGACTGGACGAACTTGCTGTTACGGAAGCGTTCACGAAGCTGTGGGTCAGTCTCTTGGAGACGGCCTGTCGTCGCTGCTACAGGGTTTACAACGCTATCCCATCCCGCGATAGGGACAGAGATTGTGTCGATTGCCATGGCAGGCTGTGCGAATTCTCCGACGACATCATCTTGTGCAACGCCGAGTTTGATTACCTTCTGGATCGCAATGTTGACTGAAACATCGAAGTCAGCAATCTGAAACGGATCAATACGTGATACAAACAGTCTACCATCTTGATAGTACGTTGTAAAGACCCCAACGAACAAAATATCAATTTGAGCCTTCAAAAGTGCAAGAATAGATGCTGCTGTGTTTCCAGAGGCCGGTGAGGTAATCTCTGCATCAATGAAGTTGACTCCATCAATCGAGTAACTGAAGCGATATACAGTGCTGTTCTGTACAGACGTGATTGCAATCCCACACCCTGATGCACCTTCTGGTGAAAGAACAACTGGGTTCAAGATGCTGAACACACGCTGCGTAGTGCTGCTATAAGCCTTCCCAAGAGGACTTGAGATAACAGTGTTGGTCGAGCCTTCGAGAAGTACCTGAGCGCGTGTAGGTGCAGCCACAAGACGGTTGATGCCCGACAGTGCAACGATGTTATCCAGAGCAACACCAAGTGCAGTGTTTGGGTTGAAGCTGTCATAGATTTGTTGAATGGCTTCCCAAAGCGAAGCTTCCGCTGGTGCCATAACTCCGATCATACGACCGAGAGCAGAGTTGTCGCCAACGTCTACAATGTCTCCAGCAGGTACAAGGTCAGCAAAGATATCTGATGCACGAGTACGACTGTCATTGAGAACGTCGTCAATTGTTTTGATTTCCAAGCCAGTGGCTGAAAGACCTGCCATGTTAGACTCCTACTTGAATTGTGATTGGAAGTGATGCCGTGTTGTCAGAGACTCGCACTTGGAAAGTCATTTCATATCCACGGGATTCTGTAATGAGAGAAGATTCGAATGTCAGGATTTCGATGACATCTGGGTCTTCCGAAATGATTCGTTGGAAGATCAAGTCGATAGTTGCCTTGCTTCTCACCTTACCAAAGATTTGTTGGAAGTATGGAACCCCGATTGTTGTATCGAGGAACCACTCTCCAAGGAATGTATATAGTGTGATCTTGAGACGCTGAGTCACAATTTCAGTCAGCAACTGTGTAACGGGGCAAGCCCCGTTCACAAACACAAGATCATTTGTGTCAGAGTTGAGTAGCAAATCCATCTTGTGTTCCTTATGCTGTTGGCCCACCAGATGTACCAGACCCCGGAGTAACGCCAGTATGTTTGTGTGTTGCAAACACAATACCGTTGAAGGTCGATGTACCAGTCTGTGTGTAGTTGCCAGTGTGTGTAATGTTGCCTGCCCATGTTGTGGCAGTAGCATTGATGTTCAATTGAGGTGTTGTGATCGTGTACGATGAAGTTGCATTCATTGTTGCGTCTTTGCAGTTGGCGATGACGCTTCCTTCTGTGTTGATGATCATGTCTCCATTCTGTTTCAACTGGATCATGACTTCTGTACCAGAGGCAATGTTGTGTGCAATCACCAAGTCCTGACTTGGACTATGCGGATACTTTCGAATCGCTGGTCTGTTTGTACTCTTTGAGAATGGGAACAGGCCGGGAATTGCAATAGCATCTTGGTCAGTATGCTTTCTGTAATCGTTCGGAACGGTAGGTTGTCCATTCCCAATCTTGAAGTTGTCCATAGAACGCTGTGAGAACACGCAGAGAACAGTGTCACCAACGTTGATAGGGAAGCTCACCAAGCTATTTGCAGAGCCGGGAAGGACAACAGGGACGCCCAGAATCTGAGTGTGTTCATCACTGGTGCCGTCTTTGTAAAGTGTGTTGATGCTCGGTTGAACATCGACACGTTGATCTTGAAACCCACCCACAACGTTCGTGACGATACACGGCAGAGCTGTGTAAACTTCTGCCATGTTGATCTGGAACTGAGTCTGGATGTAGTCGTTTAGAAGAGCGTCAATCATAGCAGGTCTTGTGCCTCCACTTCGGATGTGAAGCATTCAACGTACCACTCGTTCCCTCGGAAGTCTCCAGAGAATCGGGTAGAGTTGATGCGATAGAAGCCAGTGATGAAGTCTGATTCGATCTTGACGATTCGACCGGGGATACACTCTGTGTTCAACAGTGCTTTGAATTGCACACCCTTGCGTCGAGTCTTTTCTCCTTTCATCTTACGGCCTTGGTCTGATGTATGGAACGGTGCATCAATCATCCCAGTTTGAGCGCTGATGACCGGAGCAAGAACAGTGTCCTTTGTGTAGAGTCCGTTGACATCTGAGACATTCAAAACACCACCAGAGACGGAGTATTCAATGTTCTGAGACTCTGCAAGCTTCCTCAACATCTGCTGTGGCGTTCCATTAAGCGGCCAGCCAAACACAATAGGGTTGTTCAAGTTCGTGCCTGTGTACGCTCCACGGGAGACGTTAGGCATTTGTTTACGAATCTCTTCAATCACTTGTTCAACAGTGGAACCGGGAGACACCAGACTTTTCAATTTCTGATGGTTCAAGTCTGAGTAGCCTTCTCCCATTTGCACCTGAGTGATGAACTCTGTTCCACGTTTCACTGTCTTCACTTCTACAACGTTACCTTGTGCAACTACACGAGCGCCTTCATCCTCGTATCCAACAGAGAATGTGCATTCCAGATAGTCGCCTTGCAAGAGGTCAATGTGCGAGCGATTCAAGTTGTAGATTTCGATTGTTGCAGAGTTCCCGTTGGTCCTCTTCGCATCCGCTGTCTTTGAGATATCGAATGTTACTTGAAGTCCATCGTTAACTGACCCATCTGCATCTGGGATACCGCCTGTGATACGAATCCCATTGCCGGTTTTGTAATCACCAACAATCAAGTCGTACACTCTCTTTCGCTGTGTCATTATACCTCCGTCTGATATACGTAGTAGAGTCTAAAGAATTCTGGCACTACGCTAGAATCCTGTGTGATTTGATCAACGATACCGATGTTGATCGGCATCAATAGGAAGTAGCCTGTCAATCCAGACTCTTCAAGGTTGTAATCCACCAGCATTGGATATTGTGCGACAAGTGGCTGTCCGAGTACGAGAGCAGTTTGATCTTCTCTTCGAATGTCCATGTGCCACTGTCCGCATCTTCCATTCCAGTAGAATGTGAACTGCCAAGATACACCTTCCAGTGAAATACCATAGCGATACTTCTCTTCAGTGAACAAAGGCATTTCGATATATACTGTGCTTGTCATTGTGTTGACCCCGCTGCTTTGTCACTCAATGCTGCCGCTGCTGTCTTCTCTGCATTGTTTGTAGGAGTCGTTGTGGCATTGTCGCCTGCTTGTTCAGGCTTCTTTGTCGTGACTCCAGTCTTGCGTCCCTTGTTTGGAGTAGTTTTCATCTTGATCTGGACGTTCTCCACGTTGGTGAACATCACCTGTTCCATCTGCATGATAGGGTACAGGCCAAGTCCTGTGTCAGCGTCTTCTGCAAATGAGATATTCGTGAAGATGACATTGGCCCATGAACGAGCAATGAGATTTCCATTGTACTCTACAAGAGTGAAAGCTTCTT